CGGTGGATGGCGCCGTCGTCGGCGGCGGCCTCGTCGAGGGCGCTCATGCGACGCGGTCGCCGGCGGTCACGCCGGTGTCGGCCGGCGGTGTGGTCGGTTCGCCGCAGGTGCCGCAGACGATGGCAGCGGCGGCCAGGTCCTCGGGCACGTCCTTGGCCACGTTGACCTCGGCGCAGTCGGGGTTGGTGCAATGGGTGGTGAACACAGGCCTCCTAGTAGGTGTAGGCGACGACCGCCGAGTAGGCGATCGTCGAGTTGGCGACACCGGAGCCGTCGGGGTTGCGGCAGTTGAACAGCACCCCGGAGCCGCCCGGCGGGGCGTCGGTGTTGTTCTGCAGCATCAGCTTCGGAAACGACGTTTGCGTCCCCACGCACGACGCGCCCACCCATTTCGACCCGGCCGGCATCCCGGCAATCCCGAAGTTGCCGAAGCCGTCGGTGGTGGCGGTGCCGGTGGCGCCGTGGATCAACGTCGGCTGCACCCACGCCGCGCCGTTCCACCGGAACACCGTCAACGGCGACACGCCCAGCATGGTCACGGTGGCGCCGGCGGGCAGGGCGGCCAGCGGTGCGAGGTTGAGGTCTCGACCGGCGGTGGTCCAGAACGACAGGCGGCCGCCGCGGTCGATCAGGGGCCGCATGTCGGTGAGGGCGGCGGCCGCCATCTTGGCGACGGCGATCTCGTATTGACCGGCGGGGTTCTGTGTCAAGGCCACGGCGGCGTCGCGGTAGAGCAGCTCGGCGGTGTTGGCGGCGGGATCGAAGCGGACCACCACCAGGCCGTTGGCGGTGACCGCCAACACCTGGGCGCCGGCCAGCTCGCAGTAGTGGCCGTCAACCCAACAGGCGCCGGCTTGCACGGTGACGTTGAGCGCGGCCAACGTCGGGGCCATCTCGCCGGCTTGGCCTTGCGCCACGCCGGTCGACTCCCAGTAGCGGGCCATCTTCCGCCACCGTGCCTCGGAGGAGACGGCGCCGTCGGCGGCGTCGGTGGGCCACACACTCATGGCGACCATGCCTCACACCCTTTCGAGTTGACGGACGCGTCGGTCGAGACCGGCCAGCGCTCGGAACATGCCGAGGTCACCGCCGGCGGCGCCCACCGACGGGATGATGGTCGGCAGGTAGTCCTCCAGGGTGACGTGCACCTCGCGGATCTGGTCGACCACGGTGAGGTTGCCGGCCACCACCGTCACGGTGTCGCCCAGGTTCCAGTCGCGCCCGAACGACTGCGCCGGCGTGTCGAGCGGCGTGAACATGACCGTGATCGGCGTGACACCGGCGGCGAGCCCTTCGGCGGCGGCCTGGTCGAGATCGGCGACGGCGGCGGTGTCGCGCCGGTCGATGAACGCCTCGGCCAATCCCCACGTGGCCGTCGACTCGGCGTCGGTGGCCTCGCGGATCAGCCGCGCCGTGCCCACCCCCTGACCGGCGACCACCATCTTGTTCCCGGTCGGCGCCGACGCGGTGAGAGTCCAGGCGCCGAGGGTCTCCAGGCCGGCGGCGAACACCACCCCCCGGTCGACCGGTACGACGGCCTCGAAGGCGAGGTCGCGCACGTCGAACACGACACCGGCGGCGCGGGCGGTGTCCTGCAGCAGCGTGAGCAGGTTCTGCCATCGGGCGTTGACGGTGACCACCGGGCCGGCCGGCGCCGGCATGGGCACGACGAGGCCGGGCACCCGCCGCGCCGCGGTGGCGCCGGGGCCGGCGTTGACGTTGGCCAGCTCGGCCAGCACCGTGGTGGTGGGGCCGGTGTGGACGTCGTAGGCGGTGGTCGCGTAGGGCGGCGCCGCCGTGCCCGGTTGCGGGTGGGCCAGGCGCCGTTTGAGCCAGATGGTGTCGTCGACGCCGGCCACCGCCATCATGTCGCCGTCGAGGTCGACGGTACGCTCGAGGTGGGCCACCGGCCCCGAGCGCCACACCAGATCGTCGATGCGTACCTCGAGCCGGGCGAAGGTGTCGGCGGCGAAGATGGCGCCGGCGGCGGTGTCGGTGGGCAGGGTCAGCGCCCACGTCGATACGTCGTTGGCTCTGGCGATCACCTCGGCCCGCTCGTAGGTGTCGACCTGCGCCTGGCGCACGCCGAGCTGGTCGGTGACGTACAACGTCCATGTGGTCATGCCGCCAACCACCGGTTTCGCCACGCGAACGTGGCCTTGGTGTTGACGGTGGCCGCCGCGATGGCGATGGCCACACGGTTGGCGCCGGGGATGAGCGGCCACAGCGTCGAGTCGTCGCTGAGCCGGCCAAAGGCGTTGACGCCGTCGATGGTGACCAGCTTGTGGCCGGGGCGGGTGTCGATGATCACGGTGGCGCCGGCGGCCACGTTGCCGGTGATGTGGAGCAGGGCGCCGCTCGAATCGTTCCGCAACGTCACATCGACGCCGGGGCCGAGGATCGTCACCACCGGCCAGGCGTCGACGTCGCCGGTGTTGGTGATGGTCAACACGGCGAACACGTCGGAGGCGCCGAGGATCAACGGTTGGGTGGCCCAGCTGCCGGCGAACGGGAACCACTGGTAGGTGGTCATCCCGAGGGTGGCCACCGCGCTCGACTCGTTGGCGTCCTGCCAGTAGGGGTCGGCGGCGTGGAAGGCGAGCGTGGTCAACCCCAACAGCGGCCACTCTTCGGTGAAGTCGTCGAGGCCGGCCTCGTAGGCGCACACCAGCTGGCGGCCGGCGTAGGCGCCCTCGACGACGGTGAGGGTGCCCTCCCCCTTGATGGGGTCGAGGGCCCGCGCCCACCGGCGCAGCTCGTCACGGCCCGCCGTCGGGCCCGGCACCACCACCGGCAACGCCACCAGCCGCTCGTCGTGACGCGCCCCCTGGAAGCGGGCGCCCTGCGCCTGCGGCACCCGCACCGTCGTGAGCGACACCGGCGGCATCATTCGCGCCGTGGCGCCGGTGCGGGTCACGAACCGGATCGTCTCCCCCGCCGCGCTGCGCCACTCGTGGGTTTCGCAGTGGTCGGCCGGCACCCACGGCGCCTCCATGGTGCTCACCCGAGACCGGCCAGGAGCTCGAGCCGGCGGAAGCCGTAAGCGATGTCGGCGGCGTCGGCGGTGCGCGGGTACAGGTTCAACGTGTAGTGGCCGCCGCCCTCCTCGGCCACGATGGCGCGCAGCAACGCCTCGGGGGCGACGATCTCGGTGCCGGCCTCGCCCCCCACGAACAGCGTCGGCGCCGTGAGCACCGCCCCGGCGGCCAGCAGCGGTAGGTCAGGAAAGCCGATCGTGGAGCCGCCGACGGTCTCACCGCCGAGATGCACCGGGCCCACATCGAAGCTCGGCAACGTGAAACTCGGGATGGTGAACTGCAGCCCGTTCCACGCCCGAATGATGGCGTTGATGGGCGCCTTGATGGCGTCGACCACCTTGCCCACGGCGTCGGTGATGCCGCCCACCACCGACGAGATCGCGCCGCCTATCTTGCCGAAGATGTCGGTGATGAAGTCGAGCACGGCTTGGGCGCCGTCCTTGATCGAGTCCCAGTTCTTGGCGACGGCGAGCGCGGCCAGCCCGATCGGGCCGGTGATGATGGCGACCAGCAGCGGCCAGTTGTCTTTCACCCAGTTGAAAGCGGCCACGGCGGCATCCTTGATGGTGTCCCAGTTCGCCACCACCAGCAGCACGGCGGCGCCGATCGGGCCGGTGATGATGGCGAGCAGCAGCGGCCAGTTGTCTTTCACCCAGTTGAAGGCGGCCGCCACGGCCCCGGTCACGGCATCCCACGCCGCGATCGACACGGCCACGATCGTGTCCCAGTTGTTGATAATCAAATAGGCCACGGCGGCGATCACCGCGCCGATGGCGATGAACGGGGCGGCGGCGGCGATGGTGGCGATGGCGGCGGCGCCGGCGGCCACGGCCCACGCCACGAACGCCGGGATGACCACCGAGCCGACCACGACAGCGAGACCGATGAAGGCGGCCACCATGATGTCTTTGTGCCCGCCGATCCAGTCGGCCACCGCCGATAAGGCCGGAATCAACGTAGTCGTCAGGAAGGTGGACAGCGTGCCGATAACCGGGAGCAGGGCCGAGCCGATCTGTTCCTGAAACTCGCCGAAGGCAATCTTGGCCGCTTTCATTCGACCGGCGGTCGAATCGGCGGCGACACTCGCTTGACCTTTAAACGTGTCGGCCATGTTCGCCATGATCTGGTCGAGGCTGAGGGCGTTACCAGCCGAGTCTTTCGTGGCGATACCGAGCCGGCCCAGAGCACCGGTCTGGCCGTTGGCCGCTTTCATCATTGCCTCGGTCACCGTCGACAGGTCCTTGCCGGTGCCGGCGGCCACGTCGGTCGCCAACGACAGGGCGCTCTGCGCCTTCTCGGTGTCACCGAACCCCCGCGCCAACGTGGCCAGCGCCGGTCGGAGGTCGTCGTCGGCGATGGCCGCCTGTTTCGACAGGTTCGCGATGAACTTCTCGGCGCCGGCCACCTGCGCGTCGGTGGCGCCGGTGGTGTTCTTCAGCGCCGACGCCAGCAACGCCTGGGCGGCGGCGTCGGCGGCGGCGGCGTCGACTGAGGCCTTGCCGAACTCGACGACCTTGTCGACGGCGAACGCCCCACCGATGGCCAGGGCGGCGCCCTTGGCGAACGAGCCAAGCCGGTCGCTGGCCGAGCTGGTGGCCTTGTCGACCTCGCCGGTGAGCTGCTTGGTGTCGGCCAGGAACTTGGCCACGATGGTGGGGCCCGATGCCACCGCTCACCGCTTCCGTCGGGCGGCACGATCCCGCGCTCGCACCTCTTCACGCATGTAGCCCACGAAGGCGCGGTACGTGTCGTCGTCCATCTCATACACCTCGGCGGGGCTCAGTCGCCAGAATCGGCAGAAGGCGGCGAGATCACGGAGGCGACGAGCTTCGTAGGGTCCACGTCGAGGACGCCGCCGTCGACCTGGACGGTGACCTCGTCACAGTCACCCCACCGCAGCCCCGGCCGGTCACGGCGCAGCTTCATCCATATCATGGTCTGGGTCCGGTCGGCGCCGTCGGCGTTGGCGCCGCACAACTCGTCGAACGACCGGCCGGTCTCGGCCTTGAGGGCCCGCTGGGCGCCCGGTGACGGAATGCGTGACGCCTCGGCGGTGGTGATCTCGATGATGTCGGGTAGCGCCACGCTGGTGGCGCTCTCACCGTTGGTCACGACGTTGGTGTCGACCATGGGAACCTCCCTACGGTGTCGGTCGCGGCGTCGCCGGCGACCTGCGCGAACTCGTCTTGGGCGGCCAGCGCGGTGGGATACAGGTAGCGGCCATCGGGCACGTAGGGCCGGCCTCGGCTGCCGCCGAACTCGATCCACCCGGCGTAGACGACACCGACACCCATCACCACCTCGACCCCCTCGTCGTCGCTGGCCGTCTCGACCGAGCCGGCCAGCTGCCCGGTGAGGTGCGGCACCCGGCCGGCCACCATGTCGGCCACCCGCACCGCGAACGGCTCCGCCGCTTTCGCCACCGCCGGCGCCAGCTGCTCGGCCCACCGGCCGATATCGGCCATCGCCTCGGCGCCACCCACCCATTCGACGTGGCTCTCGCCTTGGCTCACGCCGACGCCGCCACCGGCGCGTCGGACGCCGCCAACCCGCCGGCCGGCGCAATGTTCATGGTCGGCGTCAACCCCCACCCGACGATCGACCATTCGAGGTCGATGGCCGACGAGTCGCCCACATCGCCCGACAGCGGCGCGAACGGCTGCGGGATCAACTCGCCCGACGTACTCGGGATTCG